AATACTTCTAACCCTGTGGCAGCAGCTACAGGCAACGTGACTAACCAAGCCGTGCAGTTTCAAAACAACGGTGCATCGTCACGTCAAAACTATGGCCCAAACATTGCATGTAACGGGTCAACCATGACTTTTAGCCCGTTCTATATGGGTAATGATACTGAACCTAGAGATCCAGAAGGATACGTCATAAGCGAGAACTGGGGATTCCAGATTAACTTTATGGTTCCTCTGGACAGAGAAGGTCTTAGACAATGTAGACGCATAGCTAAACGTCAAGAAGAGAAAATGCAGCTAGACTTCGAGCTTGTACGAGCATTAAAGTGTGCAGAGCTGCAACAAAGGGGCTTTACTGTACGGCCCAATACAAGAGTATATCACATATGCTCAGATATAGT